AAGGTGTATGTTATTACAGCGGTGGGAGGTTCAGGGGTGGAGGCGAGGCGCTGATAGAGCGTGATGATCGCCTGATTATAGCCATTTGTGCCGTCTGTACCGTCCTTACCGTTTGTGCCATCCTTGCCATTTGCCCCGTCTTTGCCCGGTTTTCCGTCTGCACCCTTTGCGCCAGTGTTGACCTTGCACCAGTTGATATGATGAGTCATAGCAACAGGGGAGGTAACGTTCACGCTGAGTACTCCGTTGAGGGAATCTGCGTTGCCCAACGTTACGCCATCGGCTACGGTGATTGTGATGGGGACTTCTTTGCTTTCCAGCGCCGCGCCGATGGTAACGGTCATGCCCTTCGGGGCGCCAGTCACGCTTGCAACAGTCGGGATGACGGAGGTTTTTCCCGTGTACGCCGCGACGTTGCTCGTGAACGTCTTTTCGCCTGTTACCGTACCGTCTGCCGCCGCAGGGAAAGCAATGCTTGTGGCGGTCAGCGTCACGCCGGAGTATTCGTCCTGCTGGTTAATGTGCAGACCGTCGAAATCAAGGGCGGTAGACCATGACTTGCCGCCGTCCTTTGTGAAGCCGATACCAAGGTTTGTTCCGTCGAATGCACCGATGCGGATCTGCCGCTGGTCACTGGTCGGGTCAATGAGGTAGATGTTGTCATTGTTCCAGTAGAAATCCCGTGACCCGCTGATTTTGACGAGCTGCGCGTTCAGTGTGCCGGTCGTAATGTTATCACCGTTGATGACCGTTTTGCCGCTGGTAGCGAGGTCAACCGATGTGATTGCGCCCTCAACCGTTACATCGCCAGTCAGGCGATACTTTTGTTCAACTGCGTCGAAGTAGATGCAGTCTTGCCATGCGCCGTCGTGGTAACGCTGCATGGAGAAGGTCGTTGCATTGGCAATCAAACGGGCAGTGGCCGCGCCATCGTGCAGCAGCTCACTGACGAAGCCCTCCTTGCGATTGATGCGGTTGCCGAAGTAACTTTTTCCCGTGCTGACATAGCGCTTTGCTTGTAGCTCTGCGGCGCTGACATACGGTACTTCGTCCTCATCGTCATCAGCGACGCCGTTTTGCAGGTCGCAGACAAAAGAAGGATTGCATCGAATGCTGATTGACGCGGCAATCAGAAGAATAGTTTCACCCTTTCGCGTGACGGAAAAGGTGTCTCCTACTTCAAGTAGCGGGTCGAGATATGTGCCCGAAAGTTCGTAGGGGATAAAACTGCGCCCGATTAGTCCTGTTTTGGAAGCGAGAACGATAACGCTGCCTTGCAGAGCGCTTTCGTCGGAAAGTGTAAGTACGCCGTTTGAAAGAGCACCGTCTGATACGAACAGTACCCCGCTCTTGAGCGAATAGCTCGCGCCTATTTTCTCCACCATTTCCTGTGTAGCATATTCGCACCCCGCCGCCAGCTCGATACCACTGTCATTGCCGTAGGTAAACTGGTTGTCCGCTGAATCTGTCAGCGTAATACGCGATATGCTTTTCTTGCCGGTTGAAAGAGGGGTGTACTGCATGTACGCTGTGCCGAGTGCCTGTATAGGTGAATCGGTGTCTGGGTACTGTACAAGCCTGAGTTCGCCCTTCTCTGTCATAACGAAGCTGCCGCCGTGCGCCGCGGCAATCATGGAAAGAATTTCCGACATAAGCACATCCTCGTTAGGATATGCGACTTTGTAGTCCCCGCCTGTTTTGATGGCCGTGCGCGAGTCAACGGTTACGCCCATAAGACTGACAATCTCGTTGAAAACGTCTGCCATAGCCACGGGCCAGACGGTATACTGCGTTTTATCGAGGTAGGTACGTCCGGCCAGCATCATGCCGTCGCGGCAGGTCAGCGTTACCAGACTGCCGGAGGTAGAACGCCGGGAAACCCAGTATTTGCCCTGCTTTACCCAGTCTGTGACCGTATTTCCATTCCGGCTTTTCAGCCTGCAAAACGCCTGTACGCAAGCCGCTTTCGGGATGGTTTCGTTTGCGTGCGGACGCACGGCGATGGTCAGCGAACCTGTGCAGCAGCGCCCGATACACGGCTCCTGCATGAGGGGTTTTTCGATGATGGGCGTTCCCTGAATGTCGGATTCTCGATACTCGCTGCCGCCAATCAGAAAACGGTACTCTGTGACGTGCGGGACGGCGAATACCGCCGCCCAGTTGTCAGGGCGGCTTTGCATTATACCGTCGCCTCCTTAACGCTGATAAGCGTGAAGGATATATCGTCCAGCTTGATACCCTCATCAGTAAACCGCTCAATCGCCGCTGTGATCGAGGTGTTGTAAAACAGGCGGGTGCATCCCCCGTCCAGAAGGTCGGGGTATTGCACCTGTACGCCATCGTCACCGCCTTGCAAGTCGGTTTCAAGTTGCTGCGCCGTTTCAAACGGCATAGGCCCCAGCTTTAGCGTCAGCTTGCGCTGATGAGACTTTACGTTGGGGTGCATCACGTCTCCAGCGTCACGTCCCGCATCCTCATCGTTGGTGTTCTCACGCGCCCAGCCCAGCCCGGTTTTAGCTTTGACATATGGGGCATAGTCATGACCGTTGATTTTGAAAACGCCTTTTGCAGACATGCTTATGCACCTCCATAACTTCTAATCTGCGATCTTTGCAGATAATTCAGAGCTTTCATCAGGCTCTCGCCGTCAATCGTCAGGTTCTTGCCGCGCAGAACATCAATCAGTTCGCGCAGAAGGTCGCGCTGGTCGGACATGGTTTCGTCAAAGTTTGTCGTGAACGCCGTAATGGGGTCGGAATCGCCCGCAGACGGGCTTTCAGCGGCTACCCTTGTCTTATACGGGATTACCGTTCCAGCCGCCACAGCAGGCGCGTAGAAGCCGCCAGCGGCGGTCAGCATGGAGGCAATTTGCATGAAGGTTGCGGCAATATCGGAAAGCCGGCTCGCAACTCTATCCATGCCGGATACAACTGCGTTGCTTGTCATCTCAACGTCCGGGGCGCTGATGCTGGAATCGGCGATAGAGCTTGCAAGGTTGCCCATTGTCTTGAAAACCGCATCTTCTTCGTTCACGATGCCATCATTCAGACCTTCCATCATGAAGCCGCCGATGGATTTGAAAACCTTCGACGGGGACGCAATGCCCAGTGTGCTTTTGACGCTGTTCACGAGACTCTTGAACTTGTTGACGACGCGGCTCTTGAAGTCGCTCCAAAGTCCAGTGATACCGCCCTCTGTACCGTTAGTGATACCTTCACCGACGCCGCTCCAGTCAACCTGCTTCGCTTCGTCGCGTGTGCCGGTAAACCAACCGATAACGGTGTTTTTGATGTTCTGCCATGCGGTATCCGCAGTAGACTTCACGCCGTCCCATGTGTTGGAAAGAAACTCCGTCGTGTTAGTCCATGCGGTTTCTGCGCCGGACTTTATGTTGTCCCATGTATCGGAAATGGTTTGTTTAACGTCGTCCCACGTTTCCGTTGCGCGTTTGGAGAGGTCGTCCCATACGCCGGAAACCGTTCCTTTGATGCCCTCCCAGATTTCCGATGCCGACCCCTGCAAGCCGGTCCACACGTCAGAAATCGTGGTTTTAACATCGTTCCATTTTTCGGTTGCGGCATCTTTCAGATTGTTCCATGTGTCAGAAATAGTAGTCTTAACACTGCTCCATACGTCCGTCGCGGTTCCTTTCAGATCGTTCCATACACTGGAAACAGTGGTTTTAATGTCCTTCCACTTTTCACTTGCGGCATCTTTCAAGTTATTCCATGCGTCGGAAACAGTAGTTTTGATGCCCTCCCATGTTTCAGACGCACTTTTGGAAAGTCCATCCCAAATGCCGGAGACGGTATCCTTGATACCCTCCCATGCCGTGGAAGCCGCGCCTTTGATGTCCTCCCATAGACCGCTGAAAAATCCGGCAAAGTCTGCGACGATTCCTTCAACCCATTCGAGAATGGCTTTCCAGCCCTCTGTCAGTCCGCTCAGCAGGCCATCAATGATGAAGCCGCCCTGTTCCTTCATAACGGTGGAAGGGGAGGCAATGCCAAACGCTGCTTTGAAACCATCAATGAAGGGCTTGAAGATGTTATCGTAAATCCATGTACCGATGTCGAGAATCGCGTTCAGGATACCGGCCAGCAGACCGGCAATGATGTTTCCGCCGTACTCGTCGAAATATTCACCGAAATACGTCTTTACATCTTCCCACGCCTGCTTGATGCCGTCCCAGATATTAGACGCGAGAGAAGTAATCAGCGCCGTAGCACCGCCGATAGCCGCACCCAGCAGCTCAAACATGCGGGAGACGAGACCGTCCCAGTCAATCGACTCGTAATAGCCCGTCACAGCATTGTAGAGTGCAGTGCCGAGCTCTGTCCACTCAATCCCCTCGATGAATCCGATAGCGGCATCCATTGCGGATTCGGTGAAGTTGGAAATGAACGTGCCCCAGTCGGCGAGCCACTGTTCGATGTCGAGACCGTTTACAATGCCTGCAAACTGCTTGCCGAGATCCTCCCACTTCACAGAGGTCAAAACGGTATTTGCAAGCGTGAATGCACTCGATACGAACGTGTTCAGCGATGTCGTGATGCTTGCAATCATTCCCGCAACGTCGAGGCCGTTGACAATATCGCCGATTTTCTTACCCACGTCTGCCCACTGAATGGACTGCATGAAGTTGGTGATTGCGTTGAAAACGCCCTTGATGCTTGCGTTGACGGAGGTAACGAGGCCGCTCCAGTTGATGGTGTTAAACCAGCTTTGCACACCTGTTCCAATCGACGCGCCCATCTGCTGCCAGTTGACGGTTGTGACAAAGCCCTCGATGGTGTTAATCAGCGCGTTCCATTTGTTGGCGAACGTCGCGCCGATGGTCGCCCAGTCGGTGTTTTCAAAGACGCTGTTCAGCCCCGCAGCCAACCCTGCGCCCAGTGTAGCCCAGTCAGACGTGCTGAGGAAGGTGTTGAGCATACTGAACACAAGGTTCAAGCCATCAGAAATCAGCTTACCGAGGTTTGCCCAGTCGAAGCCGGACACAAGGCCGTTCAGGATAAGGGCAATTCGGTTTGCCCATTCTACGGCAAGCGGCTGTACCGTCACAATCCAGTCATCAACTGCGGTCACGATGCTGTTCAAACCGCCAGCGACAATTTCGCCGATGCCCTCCCAGTCACCCGCTTCAAAGGCAGTTTTGAGGGAGGTGAAAAAGTTCTGCACGGATTCAGGAAGCAGACTTTCAATAGGCACATCTTCGTACAGGTCGCCCGCGCTGCTCCCGCCGCCCCCTCCGCCTCCAGAATCGGTGGAGGAAGCCTTGTTCAGTTCATCAAAGCCGTAGACCTCATTTTTCAGTTCCTTCGCTGCTCCTGCCGCACCGCCGAGGCTTTTGGCATACTCGTCGGTTTGTTTTTTGGCGACCGTGACCGTGCCTTTGCCAGACAACAGAGCGAAGAAAGCGTTCAGATAGGAGATTGCCCTTGAAATCCAGCTGATAATTGTAGAAATCGCGGGTGCGACGGCGTTTACCAGATTGCCGAAGGTAACGGCCAAATTGGCGGACAGCCCTTTCACAGCGTTCTTCATGCTCGACATAGAAGCGTTAAATGCCGAGGAATACTGCGCGAGGGAACTCATACATGCCTTGATAGACTGAATGGTACCTGAAATGAGCGTGCTCTTGATGCTCGAAAGCAGGATGGTTTTCAGACTTGTCAGGGACTTCACGAGTCCCTGAGAGCTGAGCACGCCATCTTTTGTCTTGCTGAAAAACTTTTTCAGCCCGTTCGCCGCTGCTTTTGCGCCGGTAGATACGCCCTTAAAGACCATTTTCGCCAGTGCCGCATTCATGCGCAGAGCGGTAGAAGCCGCGCTTTTCAGAACGCTTCCAAACTTCCGCATAGCACTACCTGCGGCGCTTGCATCTTCGGGCTTTTGCCGAAGTTCGGAGTCAACGCGCCTGAGGGAGGCTTCGGAGCTTGCGGCAGGGGCAGAAATCACGTCAAACCCTGCGGCAGTTTGCTCATAGCCCGCGAGCTGTGCCTGCATATCCCGCAGCGCACTGGACATTTCCTGATACTGCGTTGTATCCGCGCCGTTTACATAGGCTGTGCCGTTCGCCTGCATGGACTGCATAGAGCGTTCATAGGATTCCAGCGCGTATTCTGCGTTCTGAATCTGGATTTCAAGACGCTGCCACTCGCGAGAAGTCTTACTGGTTCCCATCTGCTCCATTACGTCGCGGCGGTCATACAGCCTGAAAAGCGACTGTTCGGCTTTTTGTGCGGAAGCCGCAAGCTGCTCATACTCAGGCGTTGTGACTTGCTGACTACCCAGCCTTTGCAATTCTGCCTCCAGCCGTGTAGCACTGTCCCTCGCCTTATCCACGTTGACTTGGAAGCGCATCATCTGAGCATCTGTCTTGATGCCCATCCGTTCGCTATCAGCAAGACGTTGGAGCTGATTGCCCAGCGACGTACAGGAACGTTCTGCCGCGCTCATGCTCTTTCCGAAATCGGACGAAGATACCGCGCTGGACAGCCGTGAGTTCAGCGTTTCAGCACTTTGCGCGGCGGCGTTAATCGAGCTTCCTGCCTGCTGACAGGCAGAAAAAAGCGGCTGCATAACATTTGCAGCCGCACGCCCGGACTGGTTAATCGCCTGCGTTACTCCCCGGATGGCCTGTTGCATCCTCTGAGATCCGCGTTCAAAGCCGGTATTGTCCAGCCCGGTATCAATGATAATAGAGCCGTCTGCGCCGTTTGCCATTAAGTTTCACCTTCTTCCGGGAGAGAATCAAACATGGATTGCAGGGTGCCCTCCGCCTTTTGCGGGGCGGGTTTTTCTTCGATACGGCAAAGATTGATGTTGGAGCGATAAAACTCCTGCTCGTATTTTTCCAGCTTCTTTCCCCGCGCTTTCTTCTGTCGGATGGTCAGAACGAAGCCAAACAGCCCGTCGTGGTCTACGGACTGGTAGTAGCCGAGGAATGTCCACCAATGCAGGTAGGGTAGAGCACGGACTTCCATTCCTGCTGCTTTATTGACGGCGGGAAAAATCAGTTGCTCGTCCTTGTCCCAGTTGATTGTTTTAGGCGCGGGCGTATCCTCTCGCGTACCGCAGTCGATAAACGCGGTTGCGGCAGCATAGGCTTGTGCGTACTGTTGACTCGGAATTTTATTAAAATCCGGAAACAGGCGTTTCAAACAGACGTACACCTTTTCGCTATCAGAAAGACTTGAGTCGTTATAGGCGGAGAAAATTTGCAGAATGTTACGATAGTCCGTGCGGATTCTGTATACTGTGCCGCATACGTCAAGGCTTGTCGGCAGTTGCCCCAGCATCCGGCGTCACATCCTTTTCAAGGTCAGCCAGATACTTTTTGATGCGCTCCTGCGACAGTTTTGTTTCCGTTTCAATGGCCTGAGCGATAACCTGACCGAGAACAGTCAACACGTTCTCGACGTAGAAAACGCCATTGACGGACGAAAAAGGATGACGAGTTGCAAACAGCGCGTCTGCGTCATCCATGTCGAACAGCGCGTTAATGCGCTGCTTAACAACGGTTTCAACCTGTTGCAGCTTTTCCCAGTTATCGTCGAACTCCGATGTGCCGTCATTTTTAATGTCCATATCGGACAGCGGCTTAATGATGGAATCAAAATCGTCCATCAGTGCCTTATAGCGGTCATAGATGGACACGTCACCGGGACGGATGTGCAGCTTGCAAATGATTTTTCCATAAGGGTTGACGAGGGTAATCTCTTTCGTACCGTCGTCCAGCGTGAAAACGTTCTGATTCGTGTTCGTCTGCGGGAGCTTCGTTTTGTTCGCCATATCGTGTTTACCTCCTACAAAATGCGGCGAGGCTCCGCGTGTAGCTTTGCCCCGCCGCTCTCATCTCTTCACGCGCCGCTCATCAGGAACCGGCGGTGAAGTTGGTGATGGTGGCCTCGTTGGTTCTCATGTCGTACACGATCTTCTTCTTCGTGGCCGGGCCAACGGGCGTAATCGTAACGGGAATCGCATAACCCGCCGTGTCGCCGCCAGTAGACTGAGGCACAAACCAGGCCTGACGGACGTAGCAGTAGCCGGTCATCTTCTGGGTCTTTCGGTTTGCCGTCTGGAAATATGCCTCGGCAAAGTAGCCCATCAGGTCGCCTTCACCGTAGAGCTCCTCCAGCGCCACCTCGCGCAGATGGTCGTACATCTTGCGGGAAGGGTCGATGTAGTAGGGGTCGAGACCAATTTCAGGCGTATAGCCGGAGTGCTTGAAATTGGTCTCGCCCAGCACATTCTGACTGGTCTCAGTATCGGGGTTCAGCTCCTTGGAGAGGTCGTCGTTATCCTTGCCCAGCGCCTCCCAGCCACCCGTAGCGGCAGTGTACTCGACAACGAGAATGTCACCGTCCGCGGGGTCGCCGGTGATGGACAGACCATAGGCGGTGCTGATGTCGCTGACAACGTTCCCGTTCAGCGTCCAGTTCGAGCCATCGTAGAGGAAGGTGTACTCGCCGGATACGTCGCTGACCGCTGTGCCGAAGGTGGCGGCAGTAACCGTGCAGGCAGTAACGCCCGAACTATCGCCGATGGAGACGCTGGCCTTTTCCTCGATGTCTTGCCCCGTCCAAGAGCCAAAATACATACCGCGGTTACGTTCAAGTTTTGCCATTTTCTTATCCCCTTTCACGGAAATGATGGTTAGGTCGGACGCGCTGAAAAACGCGCCGTCATTGAGATACAAAGTCCCTTTTCTGATTCGTCCGGCGTCGGAGGAGAAGAAAAGGGAACCGCTTATTAGTCGCGCATACACTTAATCAGCTCCCTTGTTCTTAGCGTCTGCGATAAGTCAGCTTGATTTGAATCTGGTATTTTGCGCTGCTTGCACCGGGCGCGGAGACGTACTGTGTCAGCGTGGGGACAACTGACAGTACGCGCCCCTCATTCACGCAAGGGAGATTGCGGGAAGAGTTTTGGTTGATAATCCAGTCAATTACGTCCTGATAGAAGCCATAATTGGCAATGTTCTGTGCTTCTGCCGCTCCGAACACTTCTTTCGACGCAAAGATGAAATTCAAGGTCTGAATATCGTTCGGAACGTGCTCGCCAAGCACATTTTCATGGTAATTCACGGTAGACGGAACCGCATACAGCGCGTACTCCGTCGCTTCTTCGGCCAGATAGTCAACCCTGAAATGGTTAGCCTTTGACAGTGCCGGACATTGGCGAAACCACTTGCGGAGGTGTTCTGCGTTATTTACCGTTGGCAACGTTTCTCGCCTCCTCCAAAATGTCCTGCATGTGGTCGGCTTTCATGCGCTCAAACCAGAACGCGCCCGCCAGCGGATTAGAATCCGTTCGGAAGGTCAGCGCCCGGCCGGTCAGGTGCTTCTCCTGTCCGGGCGGCGAAAAGAACCGTGTAGGCGTTCCCGTATCATCCTCAAACACGGGGATGTTCGGCCCCATGACCTCCCCGTAATACAGGTATCTGGCATACGGCGTTGCATATATGACCTGTCCTCCGCCCGGAGGAGAAGCCGCAAACGGACTTCGCGCCAGCGTGCCCGTTTCCCACGGGCAGTACGGCATACAGTAGGAAATGACCGCATTGTCGATGGCTGTCTGCACTCGTCCGCCCGTTTCAAGGTTTTTGGCGCGCAGAAGGTCGCCGTCGCCGTTCCATTGAAAGGCCGCTTTAATGGTCACACTCAAGTCCCCACCACCTTCCAATGCGGGGCGTTGGGTGCCCGTCGATTGTCCGTGACCGCGAGAATCGTTACACCGTGCAGTGCTTTGATTTGTGCGGGTAGCGTCAGCATGTCCGTGTACGCTCCCTTTACCATCAGGTCGCCCTCATTCAGGGTATATAGCCCCGCCACGTCCGCAGAATTGCGCCAGTACACCGGGTCAACGTAGCTTTTGCCCCCGGCATCAGCTTTCAGTGGTATGCGAATAGTGTATTGGCTTGCGGCTTTCAGACCGTTCGCGTCTACCGTGGACTTTTCGCCGCCGTACCACGATACGCCGTGAATCACGGTCGGGACGTACACCGTCGCATCGAGGGTTTGATCGAGCTTTGCGTTGAAAACGGTAATCGTATCATTGCACAGCTTCATCCTCTCACCCCGCGATACAAAAGTGGTACGCCGTCGTCATCCCGTTCGCCGTACAGATACTCGCCTACCAGCTTGTTCATTTGCCGACGCGCTTCATCAGAGTTCAGAGTATTGCCGTAGGATTCTGAATAGCCGTCCGTGTTAAAAGAGGTGACGGCGGGATTGGTGGCTTGCGCTTCCACGCCCACAGCTTCCTCCAGAGCAATTAGCGCAAACGCACAGAGCTTGACCGCATCCGGTACAGTCTGTATGTTCTGTACGCGGGAGTCGGTCAGGTAGTCTATGCGTTTGCGGCTTTTCAGCTCCATCGGAGGATAGGCGGCGGGCGCAAGTGCGCCACCGTATGCCTTGTACTCGTCATACGTCAGGTATTGCGCGTGCGCCATTCAGACCGCCCTCCTTTCATCCCTGCGGCGATTAGCCGAGGGAGATAATGCGGGCAATGGGAATGGTCTTGGGGTCGATGTACGTCTTGGTAGTACCCGCAGAGGATACCAGCTCCCAGTTCGCGCCCTTCGCCAGCTCCGCGTCCGTGGGGGAAGCAGAAGCCATAGAGGCCTTGGTGAAGGAAATACCGTAGGGCGCCCAGCACTTGCGCTGACGGCTGTACAGCAGATCCTGACCGCCCTTGACAGCAGGGTTGCGGTCCATTTCATAGGGGGTCTTAGCGCCGCAGTCGGTATACTCGATAGCACCGTCACCCAGTACATAGGAAATGTAGTGGGTGGCCTCGACCACATAGGCGTCCGCCGCAACGTTGGCAGGGTAGAAATCGCCCTTCTTCACGTCCGCAAGGTTGATCTGGCCAGTGGTCGCACCGGAAGCAACCACCTCGACCGCACCCGTAGTGCTGGCGGTGGCGGCATCGTAGCCGTGCTCAACGGGCATGGAGTCATCCACCAGCACCAGACGACCGTTCAGCGTCGCAAGGCCGATGTCGCGCTGCATACCGTCCGCATCGTTGTACTTGAGGTAGGTCAGCAGTTTCAGGTTCTCCAGATTGGTAGCCACAACGCTGTGCATCAGCACAAGCGTAAACTTGCCCTTCTGGTCGCCGGAAGCCCGCTGGATGGCGGTGTTCATGGTCGTAGCATCCATGACGCCGGTCTTGCCGTCCGCATTCAGCAGGGCGGTCACGTCGTGCGTATGGGTCGTCACGAACTTCTTGCCCTGCGTGTCGGTCATGCTGAACACGCCCTTGAGGATAGCAACGAGGGTATCCTGATCGATTTCGTTCCAGTAGTCGTTGATTTGCTCAGCGACGTTCTCCATGAAGTCCTCGCCACCCGTAATGTCGTAGCTGAAATCCAGCTCCGCCCACGCATTGGCGCGACCGACGACCACACGGGACTGCATAAAGGTCTCCGTGCTGGAGGGGGTGATGTCGGTGTTGCCGTCGTAGTTCATGGGGACAGAGCCGGAAATCAGACCCTTGAGGGGCGTGCTGATGTAGTTGCCGCCTACTTCGTCGCGCATGGAGGAGGCCAGCTCAGGGCGACTGCGGATAGCGCGGGACTTGAGCAGCTCCGTCTTGCGGGGGTTGGGGATACGGTCGATGTATTTCTGGAATACTTCACCGTTGAAAAACTTGGCGTTAAACTTGCCAGCCATGATTCATCTTCCTTTCTTCGTTCAGGTTTGCGCCGGTCACTCATCAAAGGCAATCGGCGCGTCGGGGTCTTCGTTGCGTCGCATCATGAGCTCCGACAGGGAATACTTCTTGCCGGGAGCGGACTTGCCGCCGCTGGGCAGCACCACAGTCGGCTTTCCCTTCGGTGCTCCTTCCGGCTCTTTCTCCGCCGCAAACGCGCCGGGGTCATCCGCCTTATACTTGGTTACGAAATCCTCGTAGCCCAGCAGACTTTCACCGTCTACCTTGAAGTCCTTGCCGATAGCCTCCTGCAAGAACGCCTTTTTTGCCGAAGCAGACGAAAACTGCAAGCTGTTTGCGCGTTCGCGCACCATGTACTCGTAGGCTTGGCGCGTCAGCTTGTTTTCGTAGTCGGTCTTATCGGTGTTGTACTTGGTCTGGAGGTCAGCGAGGGACTGCTGAACGGCGCCGAGCTTGCCCGCGTCAGCCTGCGCCGCCGTAAGCTGCTCACGAAGGGAGGTCAGGTCACCGTCGCGGGAGGTGATTTGCCCCTGCAATTCCGTTACCTGCCCCTTGAGGCCGTTCACCGTGTCGTCGTACTTGCTTTTGGAGATGTACCCGCCGTCCGCAAGATTGACGATGTTCATTTTCTGTTCCTTGACCGCAGCTTCAAGCTGCTCGAAAGTCAAGGGACCTTTGGAGAAAAGAGCCTTGAGAAATTCCATGTGTTACCTCCTGCCGCCGTAGATTTGGCTTATATATCCGCGGCCACTCCGCGGGCGCGGCGCCCATGCAGTTATGTCCCGGCATGGTGGGGTGATATATTAAAAGCCCACCGAAACCCGGTGAGCTTTCAATAGCTTTGAAATTAGAGCTTAACCATTTTGAAGCCCTCCACGCTCATGCGCTGCTTGCGCATGGGCAGACCGGACAGCTTCGCAACCTGTTCATACTTTGCGGCGATTGTGTTAATGCGCATTTGGCATTCACGCCGCAGGGTATCGTCCCCGGCAATGCGGGCGGCGTTCGCCGTGTCCTTATACCGCCGCACCCGCGTTTCCATCTTGCGCATAAGCTGCTGTGCCTGATAGGTGGTGTAATGCTTGCCGTCGATGTCGCACCCCGCGTTGTTCTTCTCCGCCCATTCGTGGAGCTGTGCGGGGTCGTAGCGGGGTTTGGCGTACCGGGAATCATACGGCAGGGCGAAGTGCCCGCAGTTCCATTCCGCGATAGGGCGCTTAAAGCCCGCATAAACGTTACCGTCGATGTCGGTGCAGGAAAGCCCGGCTTGCATCCTGTCAAACTCAGCTTTGGGGAAAATACGTCCCTGAACGGGTTCATGGTCGGGGGCGCTGTGCATGTGTGCGGATATTTCCACCTCGCGGTATTCCAGCGCCTCGCCGACGGCATTTGCGCCGTGTTGGGTGATTTGCTTTACGCCGTCAACCACGTTCTGCCGCACGGCGGTATCCAGCCGCCTGTGATAGCCGCTTGCGTACTGCACCTGCAAGCCGTTATACCCGATTTCCCTCACAATCTCCCGTGTAGCTGTTTGGTAATCCATCAGCCCTGTGCTTACCGCCAATACGCCCCGGTCAACCGCCCTGCGGTACGGCACTGCAATCGCCGTCGTGTTGGACAGGTTTTGCGCCGTCTGCGCCGTCTGCCGGGACACGTTCTGCGCGAACTGCACAAGCCGCTGCCGCACGGCGGCGGAGGGCTGTGTGCCTGCTGTGAACGCCTGTGTGAAACGCGGGTCGGTGTATGTCTGCTGCATAGCCGCATTGTACACCGCCTGAATGTCCTGCGCATTCAGACGGGTGACGATCATCAGCCGCTCGGTAATCTCGCGCACATCGGAGGTCATATCGGCCATGATGACGAGGCGGTTGATGTTGGCTTGACTCAGTCCGCCGATTTTCTTAATTTGCTCGGCAATCTTGCGAATGTAGAAGCTGTTCACCTCATCGAAACGCGATTGCAGGCGTCCGAGCACCCTTTCCAGCGCTTCATTCGATAGCATGGGATTTCACCCCTTATTCGCCGTCGTCGGGCGCAGAAGTCCCCGTAGCGCCACTCTGTGCGGTCAGCAGCGCGTCCATAGACTGCGAAAGCTGTTCCTGCTGCACCTTTTGAAGGGCGCGTTCGGCTTGCGCTTCGGTTTCACCGAAATACCACATGCGGAACTCTGTCTTACTCATAAGCCCCTGCGACATAAGTTCCAGCCGTTCGCCGAGCTGCTGGGATGCGTCGGTGATGATGCTGTCATCCCATTCAAAGGACAGGTCGTAATCGCCAGCCGGGGCGAGGTCATACATGGTGGCGTACTTATCCATTGCCCGCACCACATCCCGCAGGCAATGCTCAAGCGCTCGCTGGTTGTCGGCAATAGTGGCATATGTGCGCTGCTTGACGATGCGCAGCTCCGTAGCCGTCCGCGCTTCCTGATTTGCGTCGGACAGCGTGCCTCTTGCAAGACCGCAGGAGTCCTCAACGCGCATGAAAAGCTGATTCAGACCGTTAAACAGCGCGGAGTCGCGGATGGCAGGGGAGAACACCTGATAATGGTCGTCGCCGAGGTCAACGCCGCGGAACAGGCGCTCGTTCAGTTGTGGCATTTCCTGCCGCCCGTGCCCGTGTATCTGCGGGCGCAGCACGGTCGGATCCACGTCGATAGCCAGCTCACTGCCCTCGTATTCCCACAGAATGCGGGAATACTGCATGTCCGCCTCCCGGATGATGTTGACGGCTTTATTGAACACCGCCACGCCCATAGGCGCGTCAATGTCAACGTTGTTCGCGTTGGCGGTTTTGAACCAGCCGAACATTTGCCCTTCCGTGTCCGTCAGCAGGGCTTCCGGCTCTGCTTCCGCCCACTGCGGCACGTCGGTCAGCGGGATTTCAACACCGATGGACTCCCGGTTATTGGAGCGAAAAGCCCTCTGCGTGATGGAAATACCCTTGTCCGTCACCGTGTGCCGCTCAAGGCGGGTGTACGTCGTTTTGCCGTCCTGATAGGAATCGCGGAAAATCACGTCTTTCAGGTTGCCGTCATCGTCGAAAGCGACAGGATATAGGCTCCATGCGGTGGAACAGTCGAAATAAATATGGCTGTCCTTGGGGTAAGGCTTGATGGTCATGCCGCCCGCCGCGCACGCCTGCTCCAGCTTGGGGCGAAGGGACTGCATCAGCTTTCCGAACTCCGCTTTCAGGTACTCGGCGCGGGGACTGTCCTGCGCATTGCCGTTTTCGTCTGCCTTGCCGCTGATGTTCCACTTGACCTCCAAAAGCACCTGACGAGCGATTTCGGAGCAAATCAGCGAGGGGAGGTTCAGGCTTTTCACCTTGCCGGGAGACAGCCACGGGGGCGAGTCGGTGTACATTTTGTACCACAGATCGAGAGCGTCAATCATTTCGTTGGACAGCGGCGTGTCGATGTGCTCAACCGCAGCCACGTCCTTAAAGGGGAACATCCGGTGTATCACCTGCCTTATAAACTGCCATAATCTCGAAAACAAAGGGTATCACCGCCTTTAATTGGCATAGAAAAACCGCCGCACTGAATCAGTGCAGCGGCTGAATGGGGTTATTCCTGTTCAACCAGCATGGGTTCAACCACAGCTTTGATGCACTCCGCACGTCCCGCTTTGGGGAAGCGCTCGCCTGTGCGGTACATCCTGATCTGCGCCCGGTTAAGTCCCGTCGCCTTGCCGATGGTCGTGTCGCTGATGCCGTAGTCGTTATACGCTTTCACCAGCAGACGCATGATTTCGTAGCGGTCGCGCTGTTCTTCCTGCGTCTGCACGGGGCAGACGGTGGAAAGCCCTGCCTTGCTCGGGTATGCCAGCACATAAGGCAAGCGCTCGTTTTTGCAGGAGGCGACGATGGAGGCGGCGCGGAGGGAATCGTCGTTTGTAACCTCTCGTGCCGGAAGGGCTTCTGCCGCCGCTGTCTCCGGCTCCGCCACCTGTGTAGCCGTTCCATACCCTCCCGCTCTGCGGATGGCGGGTAACACTTCGGACGTGACCCAGCGTTTGAACCTTTTGGCGGCGGGGAGCTTGCTGGACAGGATGAGACTGTACAGCCCGGACTCGTTGATAAGCATTGTCGGCTGAGAGCGCCCCATGCTGTCGATGATGCCCTGATTTAGGGCATCATCCGCATCGACATGTGACTTAATCGCATTCTGCGGTTTTGCGTACCCTAACGCAGTCGCAACGTCGCGTCCAACAAACCACGGCATGTCCTCAATCATCAGGGAGCGGACAGCACCGAACTCTTCATTGGCGAAGGTCTGCAACCCGTTCATTCGTCCACCGCCTTTCGGATGTTCTCCATGCAGTCCAGCACCTCACGGAGGAGGGCATCGGAGATACGGTCGGCAGGGTTCATGCGGTCGCACACGATGGACAGCGCTTCGTCGATAACGGCGAGTTCACGCAGGATGAGTTCGTACATTGAAATTTCCTCCTATCAGCTAAATATTATTGACTTTTGGCTGACAGGATGGTATGATGTAAATGAATTTCACACCATTCCGTCAGTCGGTGTGGTTGTGGGGATTCATTGTGGTAAGCGTTGTCGTGTTTGCAGCAGGAACAACGCTTACTTTTTTATTTCGGCGTACAGCTTTTCAATTCCACGGCGCACAACAGCGACTTTCTTCTCTTTGAAAAACTCAGCGAGTTCTTCAAGTTTTCGGTCTGTTTCTGCGTCGAGCCTAACCATTATCTGCTTAGACTTTGGATTTTCAGCCTTAGGCCGCCCCATTTGTGGGCTCATCGTGCCACCTCCTTTGTGCCACGATGTTATTATACTTTTTGGTAATCAAAATGTCAAGATCCTTTTTGAAAAAAAACCGTAAATAAATTATTTTAACACAAATCACCGTTATAGTCAAATATTTTTAGCTGGAGGCATAGAAAAAGGAGCGCGTTGTGCGCTCCTTGGGGTATTATGCCATATGCTTCCACTGCTTGCCGCAGTCCTGACAGGTGTACAGGGTAGCATAGCCGATTTTGTTTCTCGTCGTGGACACGGATTTTCCGCTGCCCTTGTATTTCTTCGGATGGTAGAACAGCTTGACAATGAACATGAAGGGCGTGCAGACGAACCACAGCATAAACTCGATCATCCACCACCACCAGCCGATGAACAGCCACCAGAAGAACCCGTGCCGCTTCTCGCCAGCCTTAAAGCGGAACTTCGTCTTTGTCCTGCTGCCTTGCTGTTCTTGGAAGGTCTGCATCTGTACGTTGGTGCTCCCGCATTTCGGACAAGTCATGCAATCACTCCTTACTGCACGTTGAAGTGAAGCGTGACGGTAGGCACGTCCGCAAAGAACATGTATGTGTCCGCATTGGACAGGCGGAACGTAATCTCGATGGTTTCAATTTCATCAATCGTCGTGATGTCGGTATCTACGGCATTGAACGTCAGCTCATCCTTGAGCTTCTTGCCGGGGGAAACAGAAGAAAAGCCAGAATTGCTGACCTCCCAGCCATTTACGCTCATGCTGTCAACGCCGACGCGAACATTGATGTCGCTGTCGTTCACGACAATCACGCTTGCGCGCATGAAGTGCATGGAGTCGGTATGGAGGGAATCAGCCTTGAAGTCGCCTGTCAGATAGACCGAAACGCCGTCCTGCTCGAACAGCAGGGTCTTTCCCTCAGCCACAAGCTCCCGTTTAGTCAGCTCGTTCCGCGCCGCGTCCACGATGTCGTGAAGCTGTGCATCGGTCATGGATGCGTAATCCAGCCCCTCCGCAAAGCAAGAGCCGCACAGAAGCAGCAAAGCAAGAAGCACCGTGAGAAACTTTTTCATGGTGAGCGCCTCCCTATGAAGTGTTATTGAGTTAAAAATATTATACACTTGCGGAGGGGGTACTGTCAATCGTTTTGGGCGGTTCGCACAAAATTTTCGACTTTTTACTGACCTTTTCGCTTCCACACGCGGTTCAGCGCATAGCGCACCGCGTCGATGGAGTGGTTATTCGCGTCCGGGTAGCCGCTTACCACGTCGCCGTCCGCCGTGCGCTCATATTCATAGTGCGTGAACTCCCGCGCCGTTTCGGGGCATCGGGCGGGGTCTATGACGATGGCTTTCAGCGATTGCAGCCACTTCATGCTGTATCGCACACTGTCCGGGCCTTTTTCAGCGCCCCGGCAGGAGCAGCCGTAGGAGCGCAGGTCGGAAACGCTTTTCGGCTCGGCGCTGTCAGCTATGATAGGGTCGCTTTCAGTCATGCCCTTTTCTTCCTGCAAGCGCCGCCAAAGCTCGGCGTTACTGGTCTTAATCGCCCGCAGTTCGTCGAAGATGTAAAGAGTCAACTGTGCGGGATTGTAGCAACATTTCACCCAATGGGCGGGGTCAGGATACCAGCCAAAGTCCAGCCCGAAGTAGATGCTGCCGAACGTTGCTATTTCGCTGCCCGTAATTTCACGGATAACAAGGTTGTCAAACACCTCGCCGCCCGTACCCGTCACCTCGCCCAGATATTCATGCCGGTACGCCTTGGGGTTAATCAGCGCCAGCTCCAGAGCATCGTTGAAAAACTGCTGTCCCAGCCACTCAGGCGGCACGCTGCGGTAGTCCGACGAATGCACGAGGGTATCACGGGTGGGACGCAGCACTTCTTCATTCATGAAGTTCGACTGCGTTTCAGGCGGGTTAAACGTCATAAAGTTCCAGTACAGGTCGCCGCCGCGTCTTGCGGATTGCAGCACGGAACGGATTTCCTTCATGCCGGAGAACTGGTCGGCTTCCTCGAACCATGTCACGCCAAAGTAGCCGCGGGGTGCTTTGATGGATTTGATTTTCATAGGGTCGTCCAGCCCTCGGAAAAGGATGACCTGTCCTGTCTTTTCACGCTTAATCTGCATGGGCGATACCCGGCAGGTGAACTCGTCGCTCAAGCCCAGCTTGTCGATGGCGAATTGCATCTGCCCAAACACGGAATCGCGCAGGGTTTTCGCCGTCTTGCGCAGAATCAGGGCGTTCACGTCGGGATGCTCCAGCATAATCAGCGGGATAACAAAGCCTGTGAAGGAGGATTTCAGCGAACCGCGCCCACCCTTGAGCATGTACTGCGAATGCTTATGCGCCAGCACATCCTCCAGCAGCGCGTCATAGTTGGGGGCGAGCAAGTCCTCGATGTAAACATCACTGCGCATCTTGATCCGCTCCCGCTTTCTCGGCTGCCTGCCCGATGGCTTTCAGCGCTTCCGCCGTCGCCTTTCTCGCCTCTTCCCGTGTAGCTTTGTCCTCTTCGCTTTCCTGCTCCCGCGGCTTATCCCCCCGTATCAGGTGAATGCTGATGCCGTTCTCTTCCTGCGCCGCCGCTTCGCCCTCCGGGAAATCCGGCAGGGGAGTATTCTCACCGAAGGCGTATTTGAAAAGCCAGTTGCGGGACTCGGTGTTTCCCGTCGCCAGATATTTCTCCACTTCCTGCATGACGATGAGCGTCTGAATGGGGACGTTCTTTTTCTTCGCTTCTTCCAGCGTGTAAATGTCGTTTGGGTCGGCTACTGCGCCCTTGCGGTAGCCCATAGCCAGCACCGAACGGATAATCTGCGAAAGCAGCGCTTGTTCGTGCCGCTGCTTCGCCCGCGCTTTACCGCCCTTGCTTCGGATGGCCTGCGCTTCTTCGGGCGAACGCTGCGTCACCGGGATCAGGTTCTTGGATTGTGGCCCGCCCGGCTTACTTCCTCCCTTTGCCAAAGCGTGTCACCTCCCGTCTGCTTGGCACGGAAAAAGCCGCAGGGGGCATTGGACCCTCTGCGGCTCTGCGTATGCGGTTCTGATTACTTCTTCTTGCCGCCCTTCGCCGCGGGTTTCTTCTTCGCGGGGGCAGGCTTCTTCTTGTCGGGATAGCAGGAATTAAGATGACCGGCGAGCTTGTTCGCCTGTTCAGGGGTCAAGCTGCGGAGCTTTTCGTTGATGTCCATGATGCTTCCTCCTTGCTGTTAATAGCGCTTACGGGTCATGGTCAGGGCGCTTCTGTCAAGCACCGTATAGTACGTTTCGTTGCTGTACTGGTCTGACGAGATAACATTGTAGCCGCGTATCAGGGCGAATTGGCTGTAACTGTCGTGCGAGCTGTGCGACTTCGCAAAGCCCAGCGCCTTGCGCGCCTGCGGATGGGACTTCACAAAGGCGTCGTAGTCCTGCCTGAGCTGAGTCTCGGAAATAACTCTTGCTTTGCTGTTCAGCACCGCACCAACGGTCTGACCCGTATGGTCGCCGTAGGCTTTGGAGCCGGACAGCGAGTTAGAGAAGTACAGACCGTCGCCGTGGATGCCCCTTCCGACAAAGGTTAAGTCGCCATCTATAAGCATATCACAACAGTCGCTCGATGTAAAGGGGACGCCATCAACTACGGTGTCATTTACTGTGCGGTATAGGACAGGCGAGTTCTGCGCCAGCCCGTCGAACGTGTTTTGATCGACGACTTCCGGCTTGCCGTTCATACCCATAGCATAAAGCATACGCTGGAGGTGGAGGTCGCTCAGGAAAGACGGAATGTCGGTCTTGTTCACGTCAATCAGAAAATCGTGAAGCTCTTGGTCGCTCATATTCGCAAGAGCCGCCTGTGTTACGCCGGTCGGCGGCTGTGTGCCGTTCAACGGGTCAGGCTGTAACTGCTGCGTCTGTATCGGCGGCGACACAGTGCGCTGAAAGCTTGCACCGCGTCCGCCCATTTACTTGCCCTTCTTTCCGCCAAAAACGCCCCGTGCGCCCTTTGCGGGCTTGAGCAGGGTAACACTCTTGCCCGTGGCGATAAAGCGTTCCTCGCCCATCTGAGGGCTGTTCTCAGCGGTCTTTCTGCCGCCCTTCTTTTCCGCCGCCTTGGAAGCCTTGCTCGTCTTGCTGGTAGCCATGTAATGCTCCTCCTTTACTCGGTAACAATTTCAATGTCCACCACGACACGCGGCAATGCGCCGCCCAATCGTGGATAGGCCGTCGTGCCGTCAAAGTGCGCACCCGTAGCGCGGAATACCGTGCCGCGGGAAAGAATGATTTCGGCTTGCTTCGCGTTGCCCAGCACGCATTTCGTACCGCCCGGAGCTTTGATGTTCAGGTACACCTCGCGTCCGCCTGACTGCGCCCCGCTGATGAACGGGTTCTTGGAGCGGTCAAAAGCGGTGGACACAAACTTTTTCTCCTTGTACTCCGCGCCCTTCACCGCCGCGTTAAGCTGTGCCGGGGTCATGTTCTGGTAGTTCTGCACGCCCAGTGCCTCCAGAAAATCCTTGTGCGCCGCACGGAACAGCATCGTGTTCTTGCCCAAATCGTGCATAGCCGCGTCGAGGCGCTGCGCAACATAGGTTTCCGTAGCGTCCAGCGTTTGCCCGTTCTCCAGCTTGTGGTTCATATTCTGCGACAAGGTAAAGCCGTTGGACTGCGCATCCTCGCGGATGTACTGATTGATTGCAAGCCTTGTGTTGATGTCATAGCGGTTCTGCGCCTGCGCCATGTCGTCCGCGTCCTGCTGCGTCATATGGACGAACGGCCCAGCATACACACGCGCCGCAGGGCCGCCGGTCGGCGCGGCGGTTTGCGTCTGTGCACCGGTCTGCGCTTGTGGCGGCCTCGTGCTTACGATACGCGAGCCTGATCCTCTGCCTCCCATGCTACTTCTGCGCCTCCTTCCTGCGCTTCTTGATGGTGTCCTGAAACGCCTGTATCTGTACAATGTTGCCGTAGCATTCATCCGGCACATCGCCGTAAAAGATAATCTTGGACGGCTTGAGCCTGTCCATCATTTCCCGGTAGCCGTCGATAAATAACTGCTTTTGTGCCGCCGCCATCTGCGTCCCAACAGCAGAAACAGCCACGCACCCGCCCACGGGTTCACCGTCAAAGCACCAGTCATAGGAACGGTGGTCGCTCCAACTGATGGTCGGAATCACCAGCATTCCCTCGTACTGCCAGTACGCGCCCAGCCAGTGCTTGCGGTAATGGTTGTAGAGCTGAATAGCCACAGGAAAGTCGGTGTATGTTGAAAAGTCGGGAGTCATGACGGCAGGAAAGCGCTGCAACAGCGGCAAATAGGTGTCCGGCTGTGCCCATAGGCGCGTAAACTGGTAATCGTCGATAAAGAAGTGTACGCCATGCCGCGACTGTTCTTCCTTCGCGGTTTTGGCATAATTGAAGCTGATCCAGTTTTCTACGTCGCAGTCCTCCGGGGCGATATACGGAATGCCTAAATCCATCGTGCCCTGAAAAATGCCCTTGTTCAGGTTTTCGTAGTTCCGTTCGGCGCGATATTGCGGCATAGTATCCGCCCCCTTTCTGCGCACAATAAAGGACTCACACGGCGCTGCCCTTACGTCGTATGAGTCCTTGCAAACACCCCGAATAAGGACCTCCGCATAGATGCGGGAAGGAGGCGAACCCGCCAGCGCCGGAAAGACCGAAACGTGCGCATTGCGGAAGCCGATGTCTGCCCATATAACATAACACACTTGACAGGAAATGTCGCGGGACAAAGCGGGACAACCTCCACGTCAGGTGCTCTTATCATCCTTGAGATAGCGATAGCACATCTTGCGCGCCGTCTCACCCCTTCCGCTGGCGCCCCACAGGGAGAACGCCGATTGCTCCCACGGCAAACCATTGACAAAGCGCAAGGTGAAAAGCTGCCGCAGAAGCGAGTCCTCTATGCCGTCAATATACGCCTCCAGCCGCTCACGCTCCAGCAGACAAAGGGTTTGCCGAGTGCTGATGGTCACGCGCATGTTTGTGATGGCGTTACGCTTACGCAGAATATTGCTTTCAAGCTGTCCGATGCGCATAACCATGTTTTCGACCGGACTGCTTACGTTGTGCGCCTTGGGCATGTCCGACAGGGGAGGGGACGAACAGTCGCCAATGGCAGACCGCAGTTCTGCCAGCAGTCTTTCATCCTCGGCGCAATCCGTTTCCAGCCGCTCAAGCTGCCGCTTATTCAGTTCCACCTCGCGGTTCAGGTGGTACAGCTTCGACAGTTCTTTCACCGTCATACGCAACTCTCCTTTCGCGCCCTTTCCAAACGCACCCGCAGGGCGTTCAGGAGGCTCTCCTGCGTCTTTTCCTTGCCGGACAGGGCTTTCATCACGTCCTCATCCACACCGCCCTGCACAATCAAATGGTGGATGATTACGGGATACTCCTGCCCCTGACGGTGGAGGCGCTTGTTGGCCTGCTGGTACAGCTCCAGACTCCACGTCAGCCCGAACCAAATCACATGATGCCCGCCCTGCTGGAGGTTCAGACCGTAGGCACAAGACGCGGGATGCGCCAGCAGAATGTCAATCTTGCCAGCGTTCCAGTCCGCCTCATCCGCCGCGCCCTCATACACCCTCACGTGTAGCTTCGTCTTTCCCAGCGCCTCCAGCAGCCGCGCCTTATCGTGCTGGAAATTATAGAACACAAGTGCTCGCTGCCCGTTTAGCTGCTCCACCGTCTCCATGAACGCCTCAATCTTGCAGTTATGCACCACAGTCGCATTGCCCGCCTCGTCGTATACCGCGCCATCGCACAACTGCAACAGCTTGTTGGTCAACACGCCCGCCGAATTTGCCGTGATGAGCGTTTCGGGGTCAACCTCCAGCAGCATATCCCGCTCCAGCCTGCTATAAGCCGCCTGCGCTTTCTCGTCCAGCTTCACGGGGATTTCTTCGCTGATGCAGTCTGGAAGGGTCAGATAGTCGCTTGCTTTCATGCTGATGCATATGTCACTCAGCAAACCGTAGATTGCCTCCTGCGCCCCTTCACGGGGCTTATAAGACCACACCGTCGCGCCGTTACGCTTGTCCGGCAGAAAAAACATATCGCGGTACACCGATACCGTGCGCCCTAACCGCTTGCCGCCGTCCAGCAGATAAATTTGACTCCACAGGTCAGTCAGCCCATGCGGGGTAGGTGTACCGGTTAGCTCAATCATGCGGCAAATCCGGGGACGCATGACTTTGAGCTTTTTGAAGCGCAACGCCTGATGGTTTTTGAAACTGGATGACTCGTCCAGCACCACGCAGTCAAAGGGCCACGTCCTGTCCTTGTGGCGCGGGTCGGAATAGTAGTCCACCAGCCATGCCACGTTGTCTCGATTGATGACGTATACATCCGCTTCCGCCGCCAGAGCGGCCTCTCGACGCGCTGCCGAACCGAGCACCACAGACACCCTTAAATCGGACAGGTGATCCCATTTTGCGGTTTCATTGCTCCATGTCGCTTCCGCTACCTTCTTCGGCGCCACCACCAGCGCTCGCCGCAGGGCGAATCGGTGGTATTTCAGCTTGTAAATGGCGGTCAGGGTAATCACCGTCTTGCCGAGTCCCATGTCCAGAAACAGGGCAATGTTTGGCGTTTCGATGATCTTCTCCTCACAGTACCGCTGGTAATCATGAGGGACGAACTTCATGCCCCGCCGCCTCCTTCGCACCGACCGCAGTAGTCAATCACTTCCTGAACCTTCTCAGGAGAATCTACCGCAGAAAACACCTTAAAGCCCAGCTTCCGCAACCCAGCCTGAACGAATAGCTGCCGTTCCACTTGTCCCGGACGTTTCAGTTCTACGAATACCGTTTCCGCACCGGGAAGCAGAATAATCCTATCGGGCACTCCTGTAAAACCGGGGGTCACAAATTTCAGACAGCGGGCCTTTGGAACGCGCACCTTAATCCCATCGCGCAGCATCCGCTCAACACTTCTTTCCAGCATCAGTTACTTGCCTCCCAAACCGTAAAATTCATTCACTGGTAACTCTCGCGCGCCCGCGCGTGTATAGACGGGCACGATCAGGCGG